TGGCGCAGCTTGTACGCCAGGCTCAAATCGGCGTCGCGGCCGCGGGACCATTGGCCTTCGGAACTGTCGAGGTGATAGAAGGCCTCGTGCGGGGAGGAATCGAACCGCGCGCTGTCGAAGACGAAGCAGTGGCTGCTGGGCCTGCCGGCGACGGCGGCCGGGCTGTGGGCATGGTGGGCCGAGACATTGCGCGAGCAACACGCGGGCGAGCCCGTGCGCGCGATATGGGCAACGCTCGTCCTGTTCGTCATCTCGGTCCTGCTGAACGAGCTGCTGCGACCGAAGCCCCAGGTGGAAGATGCCCGGCCGAAGGGGCTGGGGGACTTCCAGTTCCCTACGGCCACGGAGAACCGAGTGGTTCCTGTGATATGGGGAACCGTGCGCCTGCGCGGCCCGAACGTCGTCTGGTACGGCGACCTGGAACAGTACCCCATTTCCAAGTTCTTCAAGTCCGGCCTGTGGTCGGGCAAGCGAGCAATAACCGGGTTCCGCTACTACCTGGGCATGCAACTTGTCTGGTGCCGCGGCCCAGGCTGTGTCCTGAAACGCGTGTGGATCGGCGAAGACGAAGTGTTCTCCGGATCGGTGAGCACCGACGGCGGCACGTTCGACATCGACAAGCCGGACCTGTTCGGCGGCACCGAGTACGGTTCCGGTGGCGTGAAAGCGCGCTGCGACTTTTACACCGGCAGCACCACGCAACTGGTGAACGACTACCTGAATGATCCGGCCCGCCAGAAGATCATGACGGCGGCGACGCCCACGGCACCCGCATACACGGGCACGTGCTACACCGTGGCGCGATGGCTTCCGACGGACCTGGAGTTCGGGCCGCACGAGGGCTGTTGGCTCGGAAACTCCACGACGATCAAACCCTGGTCCGTGGAGCTGGAACGAATCCCGGCGCTGTTCGCCGGGCAGAGTGGATCACAGAATCGGGTAGGCACGAAGGACGCGAACCCGATCAACGTACTGTACGAACTTCTGACGAACACGGAATGGGGCTTCGGATTCGCAGCGGGTGACATCGACGTGGGCGCAGGCAGCACTTTCAAGTCTGCGGCCGATACCATGATCACCGAGGGCAACGGGTTCAGCCTGGCGCTGGACCGAGCCGTACGTGCAACCGAGCTGCGGCAAGAAATTCAGCGGCAGATCGATGGCGCGCTGTACCAGGACCAGTTCTCCGGAAAATGGAAGATCAAGCTGGCCCGCGCGGACTACAGCATCGGGTCCGTTCCACAGCTTACCGACAGCAACGTCCAGGAAGTCCGAGACTTCACGCGCGGCGGCTGGGAAGACACGACGAACCAACTACAGGTGCAGTTCACGAAGCGCGACGACGAGTACAAAGAGTCGTTCGCCATCGCGCAGGACATGGCGAACGCCATGATTCAAGGCGGCGGCAGCCCGGCCACGAGCAACGTGGCCACGGCGAACGTCAGCTACCCGGGCGTGATGGACTCGGCGCTGGCCAACAACCTGGCCTGGCGCGACATCCGCGGACAGTCCTACCCGCTCGCGCGGGCTACGTTGGTGATAGATCGCGAGTTCTTCGGCCTGTCGTTCGGCGACGTGGTGGCCTGGACCAGCACCGCGCTGGGCTTCACGCAGTTGCCTATGCGCATCAACCGGATCGATTACGGCATGCTGGACGACAACGCCATAGTGATCCAGGTAGTGCAGGACGTGTTCGCATTCGCGGCCGCGAGCTACGGCAACCCGCCGGCCACCGGCTGGGAGCTGCCGACGATCGACCTGGCGGCCTACCCGTCGGATGAGCAGCTTGCGATCGAGGCCCCCAGGGCCATCATCGTCCGCGACCCCGAGTACGCGGGGGATCCGACCATCGCGCGCATCTTCGCGGCTGCTCGGCGGCAGACTTCGGAGATCGGTTTCCAGATCGGCCAGCGCAACGCAGTGGGCTCCCCCGGCGGATCGTTCGCGGACGATGGCGACGTGGTAGCGTTCATGCGCATCGGAAACCTGACGAATGCTCTGGTGGCCGGCGTAGCGAATCCCACGGCCAGTATCCTGATCAGCCCGGGGCCCGACACGCAAGCGGCGCTGGAAGCTGTGTTCAACGACCTGGCTACGGTGTACGACCTGGGCACGAACCTGGTGCACCTGATCATGGTGGGCACCGAATTCATGCTGGTGCAGAGCGCGAGCAACAGCGGCGGCAACGTGTCCCTGGCGAACGTCTACCGCGGAGCCTTGGATAGTGCACAGCAGAAACACGCGGCGGGTGCCGACGTGTTCCTGTTGTTCGTCGGCGCCGGACTGGGCGAGACGAACATCACCCCGACGAACAACGTGGACGTGGAGCTGCGAGCGCGAAGCACCACCGCAGTCTACGCGGGCGCGGCCACGGCCATCAGCTTCGCGATGGCGAAGCGTGCGATTCGGCCCTACCCGCCGAACGCCCCGACCTACAACGGCGGCGGAACCCCGTTCGCTGTGCCGAGCGTCGAAGGTGCCGGAAGCGGCGCGAACGGGCTTGGCTTCAACACCGCGTGGCGGCGGCGCCGGTACGACGCAACGGACGAGGTGGCCGAGCTGTTGGCAGACTTCGCCCCCTCCGCGTCCACCGAATACCGGGTACGTGTCTTCGTGGATCCCGATGGCGTGAACACGGAAGTGGTTGGCAGCCCTTCGGCGTGGGCCACCGGCGTGGGGCCAGTCTTCACGAACCGGCTGCGGCTGTGGGAGGTGGCGGCCGCGGGGACGAAGATCAACGTGCAGATTGAGGTACGGCACGACATCGGCACCGAGGTGGACCTGACCGGCCGGTACGCCATGATCCACCACGTTACGCCAACGTCGGCCAATGACGGCAAGTTCTACCTGGGCGGCAACAAGAGCGCGAACCAGCCGACGAACAGCTACACCGCGCTGGCCACCGGGACCTACACCGTGAATATCGGTGCAGCGTATTCCACTTCAAACGTCCAGGTAGAGCTGAACGGCAGCGCGGTGTGGAACACCGTGGTGGCCGCCGGCCTGACCACGGGCACGTTCGCGGCGACGGCCACGGACACCATCCGCCTGCGGCACACGAACAACGAAGCACCCGACCCCCAGTACGTCGAGCTGGTGAACCCCAGCGCGGCAGTGGTAGCATACGGAACGTTCTCGGCATGAGGTAGCAATGGACGACAGGACACTGGAGCAACGGCTGGCAACGATCGAGGCAACGCAGGCGCGAACCATCGCCCTACTGGAGTCGCTGTCGGAGCAGGTGTGCGACGAATCGACTGCTGCCGGCGAATGGCGGGCTGGTGTAGACCTGAAGCTGCACGGGGACGGCAACGGCCACCGCGGCCTACTGGTGCGGATAGACAGGCTGGAGCAGGACCACGACCGCGCCAGGTGGATGATCCGGGCCCTGGTCGGGGCTGTGCTCGCGCTGGGCGCGCATGTCGTGGCGGGCCTTCTGCACGGCTGAGCTGCCAACCCCTCCACCTTTGCCAACCCCTGAAAAACAGGGGGATGACAACGTAACCCCTTGTGGCGTAAGTTCCGTCCGGGGCTTCCGAGGGCTACCACCCCTCCGCGTCAGTCGCCCATGTTTTGCCAACCCCTTCCCCCTTCCTTACCCCCTCTCTTTTGAGAGGGAGGGTATGGAAGGTATGGCATCCTGGTAAGGAACTCTCCATGTTATGGGCAGTCTCACGATGCCATACCCTGACGAAATACAGGAATGAGACCACGGAGGGGTTGGCAGGCTCAAGTGCGGGTAGACTTCCACCGATAACTGTTACGGAGGCAACAACAGCCATGCGCAACGACATCCACCGCGTCAGCCAGTTCGATCCGGCCGGTTACATCCCGGTGTTCTGCTTCGCCCTGCCCTACGGCGGCATGCCGGGGATGAACCACGGCCTGCTGCGGGCCAGCATGACGAACCAGCCGGCGCAGGATCCGATCTACGCTGCCGGCCCGTTCGGCCCGATGGTTGTGGGTATGCGCGAGGTGCAGCCCCTGCCCCTGATCGCGGGCAAGTTCTTCAGCCAGCGCGGCCCGGGCCGCTGCGATGTCTGCGGCGCTACGTTCCGCTACGGGGACGTGTGGTTCCACGAGGCCAGCCAGCAGGCTATCCAGATCGGCCACGAGTGCGCCGACAAGTTCGGCATGCTGTGCGACCGGACGGCCCTGGAGACCTACCGGAAGGACCTGGCGGAAGCCCGCCGGATCGGCCGCAAGCGGCTGGAGCAGCGGAAGGCCCTGCGGGCGACCATGCGCCAGGCCAGCCCCGAGCTGCGCAAGGCCCTTCGCTGCGGGCACAAGATCGTCCAGGACATCCGCAGCCGGCTGATCCAGTGGGGCACCCTGAGCGACGCCCAGGCCGCCCTGGTGCTCAAGCTGGCCCGCGAAGAGGCCGAGAAGGCCACCCGGCCCGTCGAAGTGAAGGTGCCGGCCCCGGAAGGCCGCCAGACGATCCGCGGCGAGGTGGTGTCCGTCAAGGAACACGCGAGCGACTACGGCACCAGCTACAAGATGACGGTGAAGGTATCCGCGGCGGGCGG